AGTTCTTTAAGAATAGTATCTTCACTATACTTAAATCGATTAGGATTATTACTAGTAGTCATATCAAGATCAAAGGAAATGTGGTCTTCACCTAAACCCATAAAACTTTCATAGGGAACAGGTTGTGCTGCACCAAACGTAACAACATCATCTTGAGGGACATTGAACGAAATAGTATCACTACTTTCTCCACCTGGGAGAAAACTATTAGCATTTATGTTCTGATCACCCATAGACATAAAATTAAAACTTTCAGTCATATTTAATGAAAAATAATAAAAGTAGAGGTGGTTTTTCACCTCTACAAATTATATCAGGAGAAGTTGTGAGAGTCAAGGCATTCTTTCTGATCTTCAGAAGGCATCTGGAAATCAGCATCAACTTTGTCATATAGTTCCAAAAATGCTTGCTTAGTCTCATCATCAAAACGGTTCACACATACTTGAATTGCCTTCGCTTTATCGTTAAAGATACGATATGCCTTAACAATATGAACCAGGCGACGAGTACTGATAATTTCCTCAATGCCACCATCATAAAAGGTCTTACGAATAATATCTGCCCAATCAGAAAGACGCTTACAAAAATCGTCATCCTTACAAAATTTATTCAAGATCTTCTCTTCAATTTTCGGAGTAGGATACTCTTGTTCAAAAGTTACAGGGAATCGCTCAAGGAATGCTTCGTTGAGCACGTTAGTTCCAACGAATCGCCCATCATCTGAACCTTTACCTTTAGTGTTTGCGGTTGCGATGACATTGAAACCTGCAGCGGGTCGAACAAACTTGCCGATTTTTTTAAGGAAGACTCCATTTCCTTCAAGGATAGATTGGAGACAGAGAATTTTATTAGAGGCAAGGTCGATCTCGTCAAGGAGCAGGATAGCTCCTCGTTGAAGTGCTTCAATGACTGGTCCATTGTGCCAGACGGTTGCACCATCAACAAGGCGGAAACCGCCGATAAGATCATCTTCATCAGTTTCAATAGTAATGTTTACGCGGATCAGTTCCCGTCCGAGTTGAGCACATGCTTGCTCAACAGAGAACGTTTTACCGTTGCCCGAAAGACCCGTGATAAACGTAGGGTAGAAAATACGGGACTCAACAATTTTTTTAATGTCGCCAAAATTACCAAACTTGACAAAGGAATCATCTTTTTGAGGAATAAGATTTTGTTCAATTGCAGGAATTGCTGCAGGAGAATTATAAGTTACTTCCAGATCTTCAACTGTTTCCTTTGTTACTTCCAGGTTCCATTTACCACGACCTACTTTACAATCAGTAAGTTTATTAGTAACAGTTTGATAGTTAGAACCATTCATAGCACACCAAGCACGAATATCTGCAGCAGTTACAGATTCTCCGTAAAGTTGCTGAAGAGAAGTGCGAATGTATTCAGAAGACATGGTCATGATGTAAGTTGTTTGTTTCAACTGAAGTTATTATAAATGAAAAAGGAGGAGTAGTCCTCCCCAGTGTGCCAGTAAATCAATTGGATAAAAACTCTTCCAATTCATTCAAGAGTGTTGCTTTGTTGTGTCTTCTATCTAACTCAAGACCAACAGTTCTAGCATATTCTTCAAGTTCTCTTTTGGTCATGTCATTGAGTGATACATCACTTTCATAACCATCTTCCTCAGATACTTCTCTAAGTTCTTCTTCAATTACCTCATCATAGTTTGTAGTATCTTCATCCACAATAGGAGATTCTACAACTTCTACAGTTTCTTCTACTACAGGTTCTGGAGCAGGTGTAGGAGGTGTCTTTTTACCTGCGAGTAAATCTCCAAATCTAGACATTTTAATTACCTATAACTTATAAAAATATTTATCACGCAATGAGTTCTACAAACTCACCCAAGATTTTTTTATTCATTTTTTTAGTTTTCAAACTTTTTGCAAAGGCAGACTTAATTTGTGTTTTAGTCGCATCATCAGAAACACTAAAATCACTATTCTTTGATAGAGAATTTGAAGAAATTCCAAAATAAAGATCGTATCCAGAATTTTTAATAGAAAACGATTTCATCTTTTTCCAATCCTTCATTGCAGTCTCATAACTTTTCCCACTATATCCACAATATCTGCGAATAAAAGAACCAGAATCACGAGATACGAGAACACGCATACCAATAAAATTTACATCGGGAAATTTGTCTTTCAAATTCTTAAGAAGAATATCAGTGAACTGATGCCAATCACAATCTAGAGAATAAGTAGTACCAATTTTTCTATCACGAAGGACACAACGAGGTCCAATAGTAGCCAATCCAATATATGGCTCTTCTTCCCATGGTCTCTGAACTTCAGTATGACGCTTTAGGTCATATCCTTCACCATCAGTAAGAACAACACACTGAACTTTTTGAAGATTATTTTCTTTTTTGAATTTTGGAAGAATTTGGTGTAGTGCAACCATACTTTCATTCAGAGGAGTACCCGAAAGACTCAGACCAGGAGGAACAGAATATCTTGCAGAACCCCATCCCTCAAAGCAGCGAGAAAGACGATAAATGGTTTTCATTTGTTCGTTAAGTTCTTTACCATTCACTTTACTAGTAAGAAGATTCATAAGGCTAAACCACTCACCAATATGGAAAATTCCTGCACGCTCTTTATAAGGGCGAGACCTTGTCACAAGGTTTCCATCTTCATCGTCAGAATTAATAGGATAATCAGATGTAAAAGCGTATACTTCAAAAGGAATTGAAACTTTTTTACAGAACCAAATCAAATTAAACAACTGTTTGACGGTATCAGAAATAACATCACACATAGATCCAGACCAATCCAAAACAAATACCAAACCATGATTCTTACCATCAGCAAGAGTGGTCACTTTCTTGAACAAATCTTCATTGTACTTGTAGGTATGAAGTTTGGAGCAATCAAGAACACCAGTGCGAGCAGTCGTAGCACGAGCATAAGAATCTGCTGCTTTCTTACACTCAAACTCCTTGACTAGGTAATTAACTTCTTTCTGTGCAGTTTTTTTAAATTTTTCAAAGTCTTTGTCTACAAATTCAAACATCAAATGATCTCCAGTTTGTTTGGAGTATTCGTGCCAATAGTTATTACACCTTGTGTGAATTTCACGGTTATCAACGATAACTTTATCGATATCAATTTCTGGAATTTCCAGATAAATTTTTTCACTAGCATTAAAATCTACAAGATTTTTAAGAGATTCTTCTAGAGAATCAGCAGTCTTAATATCAAGATCATTATCTTCTTGATCTACTTCATCTACAATTTCTTCATCAAATTTATTACCATCATCCTTATTTTCAGCAGTGCCACCATAGGATTCATTAGATTCTGGTTCAATAGAATCGTTATTGTTATCACTTTGGTCTTCAGAATCTGATTCTCCATTATTCTCAGAATCATTCCGAGAAGACGAATTATTACTTTCAGATTTACAATACTTGTATAGCATTTCAGATGCTACAAGAACATCATCAAATGTTTCACAATTATCAATGTAATTGATAATTGTTTTCTCGGTTTCTTTAAAATTAATATCTACAAAATTACCAATCTTAAAATAAAGATTTACACGATCTGCAAGATTCATTGTATCAACATTTTCACCCTCAAGTTGAAAAAAATCTTGATCTGAAAGTTCTTGATAACCACGATAAAACGTTTTAGCAAGACCCACATATCGACGTTTCATCATCTTTTCGATACGAGCATCTTCGACAATATTTACAATTTGTGGTGGAATATTCACCTCTTTCAACCAATTTCTGTCTGGAGTATAAAGAGCATGTCCAACCTCATGCCCAACAAGCATATCATATACATAACTACTGGCCTTTTCCCACATTGGGAGAGTTAGTACGCGGGTGTGAACGTTAAATTGTGCAGTTTCAACGTGACGATTTTCAACAACGAGATCTTCAGTAGCAAGAAGTTTAGCAAGTTGTGATTTGATTTCCTGATTAACTGCCATGGAGGAGGTTCATTCGTATGTACGTATCATACAAAAGAACCCTGCTGTTTAGGCAGGGTCATGTGACGCTTTTTGAACTGGCGTAGTGCTTCTCGCCGCGCTCGCATTGCTTGTGGTTTTAATTTTCGTTTTTGCTCTTTCTTAGAATGGTGTTGCCAGTTAGGGGTGTTCATCAGAAATTCCTCTAATACGCTTCCAATCATTATACATTGCCATAAGACTCCAACTAGATGACAAACTGTTTGGTCCTTTATCCAATAGTTCTAGTTGTCTCTTACCCAAAAGTTTCATTTGTTTATAATCTTCTTTCCAGTCAGTTTTGCTCATTCAAACATTCCTCGATCTTTCATGAAATTGAGTGTTTCTTTCAATCCACCTATATGTTTGAAACCAACATTGACCTGTGGGTATTCTGCTTCCTCACCAAATTCAGCAACAAAACCTCTCTGTGAGAAGTGCTGATTTAATTTATAAACATGAATTTGAAAATTAAGTTTTTCTAAAAGAATTTTAGCACGTTCACATTCCTGATTGCCGTTGGAATAGATTACTGCTTCCATTACTTTTTGTCCTCCTCGTATTCGATTACAATTTTATATTTAACATTACCACGACTATCTTGTTCGACGTACTTTTTAAGTTCGCCATCCAAATTTTCTGCGATTTGATGCAATTGCCACCAGGGAATAATTTTTTCCCTTTTACCCTCTACCATTTTAGATTGTTTATCATCCCAAATGTAATTATGCAATTTACCATCTTTACCAATAACTTGATAATCATATTCCATAATTAATCTCTCTGTCGCCAGTCATCTGGTTTGTCTTGTTTGAACCAATCTACGATTTCATCCGCAGAATCAAACCCCGATTTGTAATTAGATGGGTCGGGGTCTCCTAATCCCATCTTATTCATAAAATCGTCCATACTACCTTCCTCAATATCTTGTGATGCCTGGCGACGTGCTTTACGCAACCATTCTCTAGCAGTAGTATGACGTTTGGCAAGTTTCTCTGCCCAAATCATATCTTCAAGTTTGACTTCTTCCTTGTTAGCAATCTTCTTACAGATAAACTCCAGTCGGAGTCTGTATTGAGTGGATAGCATATTATTCTTCCGAGAGATAGTGCTCTAGTTGGTTGATCCTTTGAAACTCTTGATACGCTGCCTCAGAACGAACGTGAAGAATATCACGCAGGTCATCCATAATAAATGTTGGATCGATACCATCTTCTAGATATTTATCTATTGCTTCCTTGAGGTATCTGTATCTATGCCACTCAAGACTATACGGTTTATAGTTCATAATATATTAAATCATAGTATTATAGTAGCAAAAATAATTAAACATGTCAATCAATTCATAGACCAATCAATAACTGTTCTAATGCTTTGATTGTATTCCCAAACTTTTTGTAAAATATCAGAATTTACACCGTTCTCTTCCATCTGAACTATAAGAGAATTTAAATCTTTAGGAAAACATGTTCCACCAAAACCACGATCATTATCAAATCCAGGAACTTTAGTATGAGAAGATCCTATTCTACTATCGCTTGTAACTCCATCACAAACAATATTATAATCCATACCAGTAGACTGACAAAGGTCATACATCTTGTTAAAATAAGCAACTTTTGTTGCTAAGAAACTATTAGAAAAATACTTAATCGCTTCACTTTCATCAGATGTAGTTATTACACTGGGAGTTGATGGAAACACAGTTTTAAAGAAATTTACAAACTGTTTACACAATTTTATATCTCCACCAACAACATTTCTCTCAGAATTTCTGTAGTCCTCTACAGCATTTCTTGCGGTTAAAAATTCTGGGTTATGTATTACCTTGCGGTTTTTTGAAAATTTTTTCGTTGTTCCAATAGGAACAGTTGATTTAATTACAAATATACATTTGGTTTTCTTTGGCAGTTCTTCAAAAAAATTATTTAAAATACTGAGATCGCACTCGCCAGTAGATTTCATGGGTGTTGGTAAACACACAAAAACAAACATCTGTTCCAATACTTCACCAAGAGTATTAAAAGATTTGTTTTTGTCTACATCATAAACTTTACAATCAACTTTATCTCTCAAATTCTGATAAAGAGCGTTTCCAACAAAACCATTCCCAACAATTCCAATCATTTTACCATCCTACTAAATCCTTTATTTTTATCAAATTTAATAATATTATCAAATTTGTCGTGCAAATCAGACTTATGTGATATAACAAAAATGTTTGCATCTTTAATTATATAGCAGATAATTTTAAGGAATTCATCTGTTCCAAATCCATCCAAAGACGAATCAAATACCTCATCCATAATCAGCAAGTTGGTGTTTACTGAGTTTTTGAGTCTAGCAACTTCCCTCCAAGTAAAAAGTAATGCTAGATCAATTCTCATTTTTTCACCTTCACTAAATGATGAATAAGAAAAATCTTCATGAATTGGAGATTTTACTGTTTCATTAAATTCTTCATTAAGATGGAAATTAATATAAAAATCCATCATTTGAAGATAACGATTAACCTGCTGATTTATGAACGGAAGATACTTCTTAATTATCTTCGTTTTTACGCCATCGTCCTTAAGTAAGGAATAAGCAAAATCGTAATAAACGATTTCTTGTTTTTTGTTTACTAATTCTTCGGTTGTTACATGGAGATTTTTTTTAAATTCATCTAACTTCTCATGTTCAGTATTTCTGTTTTGTAGGTTACTGGTAATAGTTTGAATTTCATGTTCAAGATCTCTGATTTGTCTCTGATTGAGGCTAATCCGAGTATTGTTTTGAGAAATGCCATGCGTTAGTTTCGTAATCTCCTTAGAAAGTGCAATGAATTGAAGCTCTCTTTGTTGTTCAGACTTAATTGTTTTCTCAAGTTCTTCATAACCATCTTTAAGTTCTTTTGCCTTATTTTGAGCATCTTCAATTCTATTTACACGAAACTCTTCCTCAATATCTTGAGTACAAGTAGGGCATACCGTATTTTCAGTAAAAAACTTATGTTCTTTTGTAATGGTTCCTACTTTTTGGGATAATTTTCCTTTAAGATTGTTTAGTTTTACTAACTTATCTGCAGCACCAGTAACCTCTTCTTGCTCCTTAGTATATCGATGAATATCTTCTTCAAGACCCGTATTATCCTTCATAAAAATAACAAGTTCCTCATCTAACTTGGCAATTTTTTCTTTGTTGGCATTTATGTTGGCATTACCACGATTCTCAAGTTCTTCAATAAAATTTTGTTGCATCTTCATCTTATCTTTGAGAGTATCTTTCTTCAACTCTAAAGATTTGACTTGATCTCTCCGAACACGAATTTGATCTTTAATAAGACCATTCATCGCAGAAAAAATACGAATATCAAGAAGGTCCTCAATTACCTCACGGCGATTTGATGTCGTCAATTGCATAAAAGGCACAAAGGTGCTACTACCCAGAATTACGATTTGAGTAAAAGACTTATAGTTTACCTTGAGAATATTTTCTTCCAGAATACGTTGATTAGAACGATCATCTGCTTCCTTATGCAAAGGAACACCGTTTACCTCAATATCAAAAACATTTGGTTTGATTCCACGACGAACCAAATATTCTTTATTATTGACAGTAAATTCAATCTCAACCACACAATCTTTCTCATTGGTAGCATTAACCAATTGTGGTTTGTTAATTTTACGAAATGGTTTATTAAACAATCCAAAAGTTAGGGCATCTAAAACTGTAGACTTACCCGAACCATTTGTTCCAATTATTAAGTTTGTATTATGTTTTTCAAAATCAACTTCCGTAAATTGATTACCAGTGGAAAGAAAATTTTTCCATCTAATTTTATGAAATAGAATCATCTTTGGGGGGAACTACAATATCGTCAGGTGTAATAATTGCATATTTGTAATTATACATCTTACACGTTTTTACAGCAAGGTCATCATCAACTTCAACAACAATCATTTCAGTATCTTCTTGCTCTTCTAGTTGCATTGCATATCTTTCAGCATCATCCTCTTCTTCAAAAAGAAATAAGACTTTATGACCATATTGATCTTGAACAGCATATGCACCATCATCTTTTTTGTCTTTAAGGGTAAGAAGAAACATTACTCAACTTCACATGCTTGTTTATATATTTCTTGGAAAATATTCTTAACTACTTTTTTATCGTAATTAAATTCCGACTCATCAATATAACGATTAAGTATTGAAATTGTATTTTCATCATCATCCACAGAAAATTCTTCATTTTCCTGAATTGTAAAATCCTCTACAATTTTTAGTTCTTGAACTCCAGCTGAATGAAGTTTATCAATAATTTTTTCAAACTCTTTCGGACGTGGTTTATTACGAACAACAATCTTAACAATTTTATTCTTGTAAGGTCTTGCATCTAATAGTGATGCAGATTCATCATTGTAATAGAGAACATGAAAAAGTTTGAAAGGATTATCTATTGGATAATGTTCACAATTTTCTGTATCAAAGATGGTGAATCCTCTCCGATCACCGACATCGTTCCAGAACATTTCGTATGGATTTCCCAAGTAGTAGATCCGTCCATCATCCGATCTAGTGTGGTAGTGACCGCTGAAGACCTTCTTGAACTTTGCAAATAATTCGCCCGAAAGACCATGATCCATGAGCAAGTTTTTATGAGCTCTAAATCCTTGGAGCTCAAGGTGCCCCATCGCGTAGTTGCAAGTTGTATCTTTAATAAGTTTAAAAGACTGTTTTTGATTAGATTCATTTATCCATGGAAGCAATAGAATATCTAGTCCCCCAATATTAACTTCTTTAGGTTCTCTATAAATTTTAATATTTGGATATGTTTGAAGAAGTAATTCTGGAGAGTTTACATCATTAGTATCTTTATAGTAAGTATCATGATTTCCCACAATCATATGAACATCATATTTTTTGAGTCTATCAAATACAACTTTTTTAGACCATTCCAAACTTTGATAATCAATTGATTTTCTACTATCAAAAGCATCACCCATATGGATGACTGTGGTAATTTTTTCTTTTTCTAATGAAGGAAAGAATACCTCATCATAAAACTTTTCAAAATAATCGTGTAAAAATTTTGATCCTTTTCTTGCACCATAATGAGTATCTGTTATAATCGCAACCTTCATCGATTTCTATATTGGATGTTGTCTTTGATGGTATTATAGTCTGAACTACTATTAGAAAGCAAGCTATCGTCTACAACCATAACCTCATCAAATCCTGTCTTTTCAATAATTTTATTTTTAATTTCTAACTGCTTTTTCTCTTTAGAAATTCTTCTCAAAAAAGCATAATGAATTATTTGAGTAAAGTATGCAAAAGGATTGCTACTTTTATTTGGATCAAAATTATGAATATACTGAATACAATTTTCTACACCATCAGAAATCATATCTTCCCGAAACATGTAATTGACGAAATTAGGTTTATATGAAAGATGAGTCGCTATTTTTAAAAAACAATCTCCAAGATAATTAGAAATTAGAGGTTTTCCCAAACCTTTTTCTTTATTATCCAAGTATTTTTTTCTGTAAACTATAATTTCTTCTAATAATTGCTTATTATTTACATAATGTTCGGATTTTTTCTTAGGCATGATTTTCTGTTTATATAGAACTTATTCATTGCTGTAAACAACTTATGCATATATTATACCATATTTTAAATCATTACGCAGCTTGACAAAACCTCAAATAATAAGTAGAATACCTTTGTTAGGTTTGGAGAACAAGCTTTAGCTTTCTCTATTATCTTTAATATCTATATCTTTTTTAAAGATATCTTCTAACTGTTTTCTAGCTTCTTTTACCGAAGATATATATCCCATATTATCAGTTATATTAACTTTACCAGTTTGATTCGCAGAGTTATATTCAGCACTATCATCTTCATCACTTTCTAAGAATGCATTGTAACATTCTATAATTTTTTCATTATTAACTTCAGTCATAGTAATAATTTTATCCATTCTTACCATATAAAAATCATCTGATGGTATATCCATCCATGGTTTTATTTTAATAAATTGACTATCTGGTCCAGTAATTACTTTTAACACAACTGGATTTTGCATAACAATTACTGGATCATCATCATTATCATCAATAAAAACTAATGAAAATATTTCTTCTCCAGTAATTAATTTTATGCTACTATAAAATTCTTCTCCCATTAGTTTTTTAGTGGTATGTTTACTATATCGTAATTAAAATTTTCTTCGTTATATACCTTTATTCTCTCAATTAGATGATTAAGTGTGTAGTTGTTCCTGGATTTATAGGATATGTCGTCAGCAATGTCATAGAGAGTTGCCTTTGTTTTGTTATTTCCTTTCCTGAGCACCCTTCCAATAGACTGGAGATTCCGAATTCTAGATTTGGATGGAGAAGCAAAAATAACATTATGGAGGTTCTTAATATTGATACCTGTACTAAATGTTCCGTATGAAGCGACAATAATCGCGTTGTTTTCCTTCTCAGTAATTTCTCTTACTAATTCTCTATTTTCTGTATCCACTCCACCATGGACAAAAAATACGTGACGATTTTCTACACTACCAGTATTTATCATATCGTATAGTGGTTGACCATGACCTTCAACTCTTGCAAAAAGAATTAAAGTATTTCCTTTCAAATCAAGAGCAAGATTTCTGATAAACTTGTTTCTACGTTCATGGTTAATGATATACTGGACTTCATCCTCAAATGTTTCAAATTTATGTGCTGGGTGCTTCAGTAGAAGCACGTTAATATCCAGTTTGGCAACATGACCTTTTGCCATTAGTTCTTCTGTTCTTATAATTTTGTAACTTGGGCCAAATAAACCCTCCAGTACCCATTTATGAGTTTGAGTTCCATCAAGAGTCCCTGTAAAACCAAATCTGTATTTTGCATCTGAAAGTTTTGACATTATAGATATTAATGATTTAGATTTAAACTGG